CTGACCATCGCCAAGCCCCTTGCTTCCTAATGCAATAATCGCTTGTTTGACCGCTGCTGGACTCATATCTGTTGTTGTATTAGTTCCAGCGATGGCTTGTGCTAAAGTTGATTGTTGGCGTACTGTTACGGATAGCCAATTTGCACCCGAATCTGTAACAGGGTCATTTCCGATATTTGCATCTGATTGTGAGATGTAAATAACACCTGATTTGGTTGTGATAGCGTCCAAATTGTATTCCTGCAATGCGTCCCAACTTGCGACGCCTTGCTGGTGCAGGTATGCCAGCACTTGCGACAGCGTGAACCCTATCGCGTTGAAATCCTGTTTTGTTGGGTTCTCATTAACACCAACGATGCCCCAGCCGCGAAGGAAATTAGCGGTTATATTATCGTCAATAATGTCGCTCTGCGTTACGCCGCCAAAAACTGTACGTTCTGTTCCTACAGCTGCCGAGCCAAACGCTTGAAAGTCACCTGAAATCCTGTTAATTTTTGCCATGTTATATCACCTTGCTTGCAAATATACCACCAATGTCCAGTGGGTCAAACTTGTCAGAAAAACCACGTGCAATCGGACTGTCAGAAAACCCGAATGTCTCGCCTGGTATCGCATGAATTATCTGGTCATAGCGAACGCATTGCGGGCTTGGCAGCATGCCTAGCTTCCTGATTGCATTTAGCCAGTCGCTGTTAAATGAAGGACTCACATAAAGATGTAAAGCCATCGTGAATTTATCAACAACGTACGCATCGCCTCTGAAAATAGTCGCTATCACATCCTGAATAGAGATTTTACTATCTGAAACCATGTATGCAGATCCATTGTTGAATGCTATTTTAGCCTTAATGAAAAATCTATATGCTATATCGTCAAGCTCTAAATCGGTTCGTGATGGCTCAAATTTATCATTAAACGGTGCGCTCAAATCTAGCACTGTAAATTTATCAGCAAACCCTTTGGAGCTTGGATTGTCTGAAAAACCGAATGCTATCTTTGCAACGATAAACGGAATGCGCCGAGATATACCAACAATTCGACCGAGCATGTCAAGTCTGTCACCTGTTGCTGTGTCTATGTCGAATGCAGCACCTATTGACTTTAAGCCATTAAACGCTATCTCCCACGTTCCAGCCTTCATTGTTATTTCAGCGTTTGCTTTTGTCAGTGACCAATATTGCTTAATCAATAAGTCTACATAAGCACTAGTAAAAAAGCTCATTATGGGATTTCCGTAATCGTAACATTAGCTGCTGATATGCTAAAAACTTCACCAGCACCTGACGCTAGGATGTCAGTAACAAATGTGAAGTTGTCATTGCTGATAGACATTAACGTAGCTGTGAAATTATTCCCGACACTATAAACCGAAGCATACAGATTGCTTGCGCGGGCTATCTCGTTAATGCTGTACTGCTTCGTAGCAAGCGCGTTCTTAATGCTTACAATGTCTACAACAGCACCACCCACGGGTTGAATAGTCAATGTGACGTAAAGCGGTACTACCACAGGTCTATCAAATGCCATGTCATGCAAGTATGAAAATGTTGTCATGTTCGGCTTTGTTAGTGTTTCTGCATATGTTCCAGTAACAGATCCTTTCACGCTAACGCCTGCCGTTCTATTTTTTGCGATAGTTCGTATTATGTCAGCAACATCACCGCCCTCTACGACACACCAGATCGAATGCGGGCTCATTGACAAAACTGCATCAAATGTACCAGTATTATTCTCGTAAACCTTTAAATCTGTCACTCCTATCTGATTAGCTAATGCTGTATATAAACCGCCGATGGTAGTGATTGCGGGTGATGACAACGACTGATTGCGGCGAATCCGCAACGCCTCGTCAGTTTCTTCAGCTTTACCAGCAATCGCTGCTAGTGGATTCGTAACAGATATAACTCCAATAATTATCGTGTCTTGGATGGTTACAGTTGCTGCATCTGCTGATACATTACCGAAATTTTTAGCAAACAACGTGGTCGATGTTGTTCCAGCCAGCATTGTTATTGGGCTGTCCGCAACCCATAACTGACCCAAACTATCCGCTACTGTATATCCAGCAGGTATCTGAACAGTTCTATCTGTTGTAATATCAACGTCAACCTGCGATCTGGTCGGCACACCGCGCGAAAGGCCTGCTAACTTTATTATTTTATTTAACCCTTCGCCCGTTGACAAGTCAGGGTCCATCTGATTGTAAAGGCTTAAAGCATACGTTTGAATGTCAAGCCGCGCTTTAGCTTCTATCCCAATCCTCTGACCATCTGGGCTGTCGGGAGCTGTGTTAATATCAGAGCCATAGGCAGCTTGATAACCTGCCACCAGCTCGTCGTAAATTTCTTGGTATGTCTGAATAGTCAAGCCGCTTGGCGTTAGTGTAAAAGTCATGGTTGCACGCTCACTGTTTTGTCAATTCGTTGGTCATAAATATCAATCACTCTAACGATTATGCTTGCAGCTCGATTCGAGTCCACTGCATTGAGCTGTAATAGTTCAATAGAGCGAACGCCGTCAGTATTTAATATTGATTGCTCAATTTCTGCTAGAATTCTGGCTTTCGTATTCTTTGTACCGAGCAATTCAACCCATGGTATGCCATGCGAAATGTCTGCAAACCAGTCGTCAGTAAATGAGCGCAACCGCGTCACAACGCTTTGCCCGATTGCTTCGGACTTTGTTGCATAATTTGCGCGACCCTTCCCAAACGTCCAGTCACCGTTTTTATCTAATCTGGATACTATCATTGTGGCGCACCTGTTGAGCTGCCACCTGGTTGCACTCCACTATGAACATGCGTGCCTAATGATATGCCGTTGACAATAAGATTGCCTGTTATCGTGACATCACCCGTATGCTGCGTTGCACCTGCATGAGTTATATCCCCGTCAATCTGCATGTTTCCGATGTGATGTGAATCGCCCTTATGCTCAATCACGTTAGGGATAGTGATAGCCCCTGCCAATGGATTAACGCCAACAATAGCGATGCCATCGCTGTAGTCGTGCATTCTAAACTCAATCGGTACTTGGTTGTCCTGTCCGTCATACCATTTATCAAATGCGCGTTCTGTGAATATAAGTAAACAATAATCACCCACCGAAATAGGGTAAGCTGTATAACTGCCACCGCCCTGCAAAAATAATACCGGCACTTCTATAAATTCAGGTAAATCAATCTTCACACCCTTTACAGTGCGGCTGGTGACAGGCTGGCAGTCGATAGTTAAAGCATTAACCCGCGTAACTTTAGCAATGGTCGCAGTGTGCAAATCTGCAAGGGCTGAATCAACTGCGATCATTAAAGTGTCTATTAACTGTTTAGTTTCCATTAAATAACCTTATAACCTTGTGCCAATATTGCAGTCATTGATTGCTTCCAGTCTGCCCCGTAATTGTCCCCGTTATACACCGCCGTTTCAACTTTGTAAACTCCGTTATATTGTGGAGCTAGATTGCTCTTCATTTCACACAGCCCCCCGATGCGAATAGATGGGTTTAAAAGCGTGTCAAATGTAAGCTTTGAACTCTGCCTCGAGGGGGTATTTAAAAGCCCCGTTTCAGGCGAAACGACTGGAATAAAACTCCCTGTTACTTCGTCTTTTTTGATAATATAAAGCTTCCCATTATCAATATACCACGTTTCGCCGTCATTCATTAAGTCATCAATGAGCTTAGTACTTGAGCCTACCAACACACGCGGACGAATTAAAGGCGCTTGGTATGTCATCTTGCCCTTTGTTGTATTGGGCATATCTGACAAAATTGCATCTATTGCAGCATTCTTGCCCCTGACGGTCTTGCTTGTGAAGCTATTTAAATGGTCAAATAGTCCATCAATACATTCAATTTGTGTTACTAAATCAGCACCTTCTCTGAAATTCTCGCCGCGATGTATTGTGCCTGTGAATAACAATTTCAACTGACCCTCATAACCAACACTCAAGGACACAGGCACACGCTTGTTTTGATTCTCCGCATCTTTAGCAATAGCCGCGCGATTCGACGGTTTTAAATTGTAAACTCTGATAGTTAGCTTATTTAATCCACCGTTGATTGATTTACTCGCAGAAAAAGACACGCGCAAAGGCGGCACGATTGCAACAGTTTGAGTAGCACTAACCTGTATAGTTAGCTTAAAATCTCTATTAAATCGGGACAGGTGCTGCACGAATCACATCCATATCAATCGGCTCAAGCATATACAACTTGCACCTGCCAGTCTTAAAATCGTCTAATCTAAATGGGTCAATAACATCACCAACCACGGCAAAATCAAAAGGCAGATTGGATGATCGTATATGTAAAACACCTGCACTCAATTTGACACCATTTACGATCTTACCTTTATATTCAACATCAAAACACCACATACTTACAGTCTGATAAAATCTAAGCGTCAAAATTATCTCTGATTGTTGAAATATGATGATATGCCGCTGGTGAGCTTCATCTGTTATGTTCTGAATTTGTATCATTGCGTGATCCACGAAAGTACGGAACGGCTAGTTTTCACCCCTTCCTGCGCACCTTTATCTTTTTCAGAGTCAGTTTGACCGCCTGTGCCTGCCGATGGTTTCTTTGCTGCAACATTTGCATAAACAAGCTCCGCAAAATTCATCTTTTCCGCTTCTAACGTAAACGTGGTTGAGTCCGCTTGATTATCAGTTGACAATGTAAACGATGTTATACGCATGTTAGTGCGCTTTCTAAATGGCATGTCGATGTCGATTAACTGTCTGCCTAAATGAGCTGCTTCCATTGCATCAACAAACTTGTTCTGGTTGCTTTTGTTTGCGCTGTCTCTGTTTCCGAACATGTCAAATAGCTGTTCGCCCTTGGCTATGATGTTATCAAGTGCATTCACTGCATCAAGCGCGGTGGTTGTCAATTCTGCAATCTTTGAAAGTTGGCTTTGTGTTATAGCTGGAGCAAACATGCTTGTGAAGTTTCCAATCTCCGCCGACTTTGTTTGAAACTGTTTAATCAGAGGCGATGCTCGTAAATGAACATCACTAACGTCACCCTCGATCGAAATTGTGAGCGGCTTTAAAATGATATGGTCATGCACTAGACTGCCGTCTTCCAAGGGTGTCGAGGGGATTTCAGACTCAAAGCGCGTGCTGTCTTTTATTCTGACAAATGCAGTGAATCCACCGATTCCAACCTCAACAGTCGGGACATCGCCGACTTTAGCATTCAGAAAATCAGAAACGCGCCCCATTATCTGCCGCCGACATTCATTAATGTGTTAGCATTATCAAGCTGGCGGTTCAACACGCTATCCACCGCCCGACCTGTTCCTTGTGGGTCGTTTGTGCGGATGGTTATTGTGTTGTGCTGGATTACTTGGCGATTGTCATAAGACTGACTGCCGTCCGCATTTGGAAGACCATCATTTCTCAATGTCATGGGGGCTGTCATAGCAGTCTGTTCATCATCAATGAATCCCAAAAACTTAGCCGCTGCAACACCACCTGATAGCATAAAGTCACCAATTTTACCGAGTAAGTTCCATACTTCATTCAAAGAATCAACAAGCACATCAACAGCAGTTTTGAGAAATCCAAAGCCAGTAGTCAGATCTGCGACTAAATCGCCGCCTGTTAGGTTATTGTAAAAATCTGCTATGACTGATTGACCGCCCTTGAACGCTGTCATTAAATCATCCACGACAAGATATAACGCTGCGATCCCTGCAATCGTCAACACGACAGGCGAAGCCACCAAAGCCATAGCCCCCGAAAATCCCAATGCTGCAATCTTCATCGCAAGAAACGCCCCAGCCATCACACCAAGTACTGGAAGCATACGATTAAATGACTCAAGCAAGATGCCTCCCCATTTGATGGCAAACTTGACACCATTGATCACCCAGTCTTTATTGTCTGTCAATAACTGGGTGAATCCGTCAGACATATGCCGCATTTCTGGAGCGACACCAACAGCGACTAGGTCTCTGAATGAGTCAACACTAAACCACATTGAGTTGACTGACTTTGTGTAATCTTTCGCAGCTTCGGTTTGTGACTTAGTGAGTGTGCCCAATTCCTTAGCGCGGTCTCTCAAGTTTGCAAGCTCTGACTCTGTTTTGTTGAGTAACTGCAATAAGCTCGAATCAATACCTAGTGCCGAAGCGAAATGTTCCTGTTCTGACATGCTTAGATTTAATTCGCGGAAACG